CAATTACTATGACAGGAGCACTTGGTGATCCTGATCAAAATCTATTTGAAACGTTTGGTGCTGACAATGGTAGCACATCTGCAACAGTAACTACTGACACTCTTAACTTCTTGGGTGGCACTGGTATTAGCACTAACCTCAACGCAGGTGCTATTACTATAACAAACGATTCACCTAACATTGTGCAGAATGTATTGCAATCTGTATCAGGTGACACTGGAAGTTATACTGCTGTTGCAAGTAACTCTGGATTTACTATTGCAGGTGGCACAGGTATCACAACTGCTGTTTCAAGCAATACTCTTACAATTACAAACACTGCATCATTCCCTTCAGCAAGTGAGAATGACAACTTAGTCTATGATGGATCGGCATGGATTGCGACCGAATCTCCAACTATTAGTTTCATAATCACTAGTAATGCAACAGCTGGTTATAGATTTAATGGTGGTGGTTTACCAACTGGATCTGACAATCCTACAATATATGTCTATAGAGGATTTACTTATAGATTTAATAACACAACAGGATCCTCACATCCATTTGAAATTAATGTATCCCAAAATGGATCTGCAGTCAGTGGTGTTAGTGGATCTCAATCAGGAGTCCAATTCTGGACAGTGCCACAAACATTGAGTGCAGGCACAACTTACAAGTATCAGTGTGGTATTCCATCACACACATCAATGATAGGTGACATAGTAGTAGTATGACACGTACAGTTCCTGGCTCTGGTGCAATTATTAGACCCGAATTCAACAGTGTGTTTGGAGTCAGGGCGATTTTTGTCGAAAGTGGTGGGGACGGATATGATGCTAATGACCCTCCAAAACTGACTATACAGAATGCAGGGACACCTCTAAGAGAGGCAGTTTTAAGACCTATAATCCAAGACAATAGAATACTTGCTGTTGAGATCTTAGATCCTGGCGAAGGATATGACCCTCTACGTTTAAAGATCGAATCAACAGATGCAGGTAGTCTTGGTGCACGAGGCAAAGTTTTTTTGAATGAAACTGGTGGAATAGACTATATCCAGATGACAACTCTGGGTGATAATTATTTTGACGGCACTAGTGCTGTTATTGAAGGTGGCGGTGGCTCTGGATCAGAATTAGTCCCTGTTACTGGTGGTGTGACAGGTTTAGTTATTACCCGAGAAGGTAGAAACTATGACCTCAATGATGCTAACGTTGTTATATCTGGTGGTGGCGGTGGAGATGGTGCTACAGGTACAGTTACACCCAACCAGTTTGGTAAGGTTACATCAATTACCCTAACTAACCAAGGTGAATTTTTTGAGACTGCACCTATTGTGCAGATTATTGGTGGAGGTGGTAGAGGAGCAGCAGCAAGTGCTGATATTGACTTGGGTGCCATTACTAGTATAGATCTATCTAACCAAGGTAATGGGTATACTAATAGTCCTAAAGTTATATTTGCTAGAGATACCAATCTCATTCGTAGGCAGAGGAATAGACAATCTCTTAATAGTGTCGTTTATAATCTTACTGGTCTCATTTCAAATGTGGCACCAAGTGATAGCACCATTAATGTCGAGACTACTGCAGCGTATCCAGGCTCAGGTAAATTCTTGGTCGGGAAAGAAATCGTTAGATATACAGGTAAAACTGCAACCTCCTTTACTGGACTCGACAGGGGTGTCAACTTTAGATTTGACCAAAAGGTTACTCTTGACAACTTGCAAGACGATGCTCAAGGAGTTTCTCAATATTCGTTTGCGGTTACCGACCAAGTAAAACGTTTTGTTGCTAGTGCGACAAGTAGGGTTGCTATTGTATACGATTGGGATCCTATTGCTCATGAGTTATATCTAACATTTGAGGTTGACGAATTAGCATTTATTGATGGTGGTAACTCTGCTGATAAGACTGCATCTATACAGTTTGTTGGTGGTAGTGCACAATCTAGTGGCACAGGTGTATCACCACACGTTATTATAGACAGTCCAGGTAACGATATTGTTACTTTTACTGATCCGTTATCAGCAATCTTAAACAAAGCGTTTGAAGATGATGATGAATTAGACGGAGTTGGTGACGGTATTATCGATCTAGTAAATACTGGCACAGAATATGAGAATGATACAAACCTAGATGGTGGTATAGCATCATCTAAATATGGTATTGAGGAAGAATTAGGTGGACAAAATATCACCTTATTCCAAGCAGCGGATAAACTATACGACGGAGCAAACCCACCGCAACTTGCAACAGTAGTTACAGCAGGAGTTTTGGGTGATGGAGACACCCATATATCTCTTGGTGTAATCTCTGTTAGAGATAGAAACGCTTCTGCATATGCTGTTGATGAGATCATAACAGGTCAATCTAGCGGTGTTACTGCAACCTTTGTAAGTATTACTGCAGGGGAAAGGACAGGAGAATTTTTCTTAAACGTAAAGAATATTACTGCATCTAACACAGCAAGTAAGTTTGCTGCAGGTGAAACTATACAAGGTCAAGGATCAGGTGCAACAGGTGTGCACATCTTTACTGAGTATACAACCAGAGTCCGAAATGAGGACGATTAAAAACTCCATAAATAAAGTATGGGAGACCTATAACTAAATGGCACTACTAACCGACCAGTTTAGAATTTTTACTGCCAAGAGATTCATTAAATCTCTGGAAGGTCCTGACTCGGCTCAATCCGATCTAGCAGCAGGAGCATCCAGAGACAGACTGTACGTATTCATTGGCAGACCTCAAAGCTGGGATAATGAGAATGACCCGCCCGATCCAACGGATTCGCTACAGGAATTTGCTGACAACTTTTCTGACATGATCTCCCTAAAGAGAGTTTTAGCAAATGACACAATACAAGTTGTAAGAAGAATAAATTGGATTCCTCCCGAGCAAACTACTGGTGGATTAGGTTACGTCTATGACATGTATAGACATGACTATTCTGCTACAAAGACTGCTGCATCAGGTGCTACTAAACTTTATGATGCAGACTTCTATGTTGTTAACTCATCTTATCAGGTATACAAGTGTATATTCAACGGCACGTCTCCTAGTGATCCTAACGGAAAACCTTCCACTGTTGAGCCTACAGGTACTTCAACATCTATCATCACAACTGCTGATGGTTATCGTTGGAAATATCTCTATACTATTCCTGTTGGACAAGTTTTAAAATTCTTCTCTAATGAATATATGCCAGTTTTGGAAGATACTGCTGTTATCTCTGATGCTGTTGGTGGAGAGATTGATACGGTTATTATCGGATCTTCAGGTACTGGTTACAACAACGGCACCTACGAAAACGTCCCTATTAAAGGAGACGGTATTGGTGGACGTGTATCACTAGTGGTTGACGGTGGTAAACTTGTTACTGCTACTGTTACATCTGGTGGATCAGGATATACATTCGGGACAGTTATCATTGATGAGATCAACGGTATCGGAGCAGGAGCAGGATCTGGTGCATCTGTTGAAGTTATCATTCCTCCATCTGTAGGTCATGGTGCAGCACCTGACACAGAGTTAGGTGGATATAGGACAATGATCAACACCAAGTTTACATACGCTGAGGGATCAGGTGACTTCCCAACTGATAACGACTATCGTCGTATTGGTTTGTTACTTAATCCATTTAGATATGGCACAAATGAATTGACTGCAGAATTAACTTTGTCAGGTACAAAGGCAGTTATATTCTCTCCTACATTTACAGGTAACTACACAACTGACGAGATCGTAACACAATCTAGGACAGTTGGTGGACAGCAGGTAACTGCTAGAGGTCGTGTTGTTTCATGGAATAGCACAACAAAAGTATTGAAGTATTACCAGAATAGAATCGACGGTATTTTCCCTGAGATTACTGGTAGTTTGACTGAGTTTGATGGAGGTAACCCAGTTGTGGGATCTATCTCAGGTACATCAGGTGACCCAGACATCAACTTCCCTATCGTCTCTGGATCCTCTACCAGAGTGATTAACAACACTGAATATGATTTGGGTATGGCATTTACTAACGGTTATGCAGATCCAGAAATCCAACCAAATAGCGGTCGGATTATTTACATAGATAATAGAGGACCAATCACTCGTGCGGGCGACCAAATTGAGGATATCAAAGTCGTAATCGAATTCTAACGATGCCACAGAATACCAACCTAAACATTAGTCCATATTTCGACGACTTCGATAAAGATAAGAATTTTTATCGAGTGCTCTATAGACCTGGATTCCCAATCCAAGCAAGAGAGCTAACAACAATGCAATCGATTCTACAGAATCAGATTGAGAATATGGGTCAGCACTTCTTTAAAGAAGGTGCAATGGTCATACCTGGTCAAGTAGGTTATGACTTAAACGTACAAGCAATCGTCTTACAACAAGCATTCTTGGGAGTAGACGTTGAGACATATCGTACTCAACTAAGTGGAAAGATTATATCTGGACTTACATCTGGTATTCGTGCAAAAGTCCTATACTCAATTCCTGCTACTGAATCTACTAGAGGATACATTACACTATATGTAAAGTATATTGACTCTGGTGACACTGTATCTGAGACAAACATCCGTGGTTTCCAAGAAAACGAGCAGTTAATATCTGAGTCTGAATTAACTTTCGGCACAACTCTTATTGAGATTGGATCACCATTTGCTCAGTTACTACCTGTTGATGCAACTGCAGTAGCTGCTGTAGCATATATTAATGAAGGTATATATTTTATTCGTGGACATTTTGTAAACGTCCCTAGTGCTTACATTATTCTTGACCAGTATACAAACAATCCGTCATACAGAATTGGTCTAGAAGTATCAGAATCTATTGTTACCCCAGAAGATGATACGTCTCTAAACGATAATGCTGCAGGCACATCAAACTACTCAGCACCAGGTGGACATAGATTTAAGATATCTACTACACTTGTTAAGAAACCAATTACAGATGAGACTGATAAAAACTTCATCGAATTGGTTAGAATCAGAAATTCTAAAGTTGAGCAACTTGTTAATACAAGTGCTTACTCACAACTTGAAAAGTCACTTGCGAGAAGGACATACGAAGAGTCTGGTGACTATGTAATTGACACATTTGATGTCAGTTTAAGAGAACATCTTAATGATGGTTTCAATCATGGTGTATATACACCAGGTCAATCATCTAGAGAAGGTCAGGCAGCATCGGAAGAATGGGCTGCAATCGAGGTATCACCAGGTCGTGCATATATTAAAGGTTATAGGACAGAGTTTCTAACACCTCAGTATGTTGATCTACCAAAACCAAGAGATTTTGAAGCAATTCAAAACACTATCATTCCTTTAGAATGGGGTCAGTATGTAAAAGTATTCGACGTATATGGATGGCCAAACTTTACTGGTGAGGGTGTCCAAGATGCTTACCAAATCGTAGATCTATATGACGGTTGGGGTCTTAATACTGGTGCTAGTATATCTGGACAAAAAATCGGACGTGCTCGCTGTGTGCAACTACAGAAATCAGGAGCAGGTATCTTTGACATGTATATGATGGATATCCAGATGTATACAGGTATCAACTTTGTTGCAGGTAATACTACTGTCTCAACAGGTGATAAACTTGTTGGACGTATATCAGGTGCAACTGGATTTGTAACTTCTGATTTTTCTGGCACAAGAGTTTCTCTAGAGCAAGTATCAGGTAACTTCGTTGACGGTGAAGTAATCACTAGAGATGGTAGAGTTGTTGGCACATTGGATGCTGTCCATACATACAAAGTTATTGACGCAAGATCTGCTGTAGGTTATAACGCATCATCTATTGTAAGTTTCCTTGCTAACTTCTTACTTAATGATAGACAAGCAATCAGAGGTGCATCTATTACTGTTGATCTAAACGGATCTCCCCCTAAGATTACAGGTACAAATGGATCTAAGTTTGAGCAAGACCTCAGACCAGGTGATGTATTATGCCCTGATGGATTATCATCTCCTGAGGGTGAAAAAACTTTTGTGATTACAAAAGCAGTTAAGAATGCTATCAACCTAACATCTCAAAACAACACAGGTGTTACACCTTATGTCTTTGATTATCAAGCACAGACTGCTACAGTTGATACTAGTCTAACAAAAGGATCTATAACTGATGGCACATATACAACTGTTGTAAGATATAGACCATATCTATATGGACAAAATATACCTGCAGGTCAGTTGTCTCAAGATATGCCTAAGAAGACAATCAAATCTATTAGTGATGAATCATTCTTTGTCTTTAGGACGTTTGATAACAAGACTGTTGTATCAGGTGGTTTAACTGTTGCACTTCCAGAATCTGAGCAGTTTGCTGCGTTAGATGATGATAATTATATTCTTACTGTCCTCGCTGAGGGAGGATCTGCATATTCTGTAGGACAAAACTTAGACATTGAAGCACTTTCAGACTCAGGTGCATTGACAGTTACTTATGGTGCTGACAGACAGTCTATCACTATTGGTGGTTTGACAAATGTTACCACAGTTAAGTTGACTGCACTGGTATCTAAGAATATTGTTTCTAGAAAAATTAAAACCGCATCTAAGATGCGTGCTATGAAAATCACTAGGACTGCAAAACAACAAGACGTCCAAAGATTTGGTCTACTATATGGAGGACTTTATGGCACAAGAATCGAAGACACTGAGATCTCATTCGGTCTCAACGATGTATATAAACTCCACGCAGTCTATGAATCCTCAGATGACAACCCTCCCAAGATACCTTACATTGTACTCTCAGAGGCAACTTTCTTTGCACCTGGCACAGTTATCACAGGAGGCACAAGTGGAGCAAGAGCAATAGTTGTATCATTTATCAACTCAACTCTAAGACTTTATAATGTTGATCTTAACGGATCCTCGTTTAGTCCTGGCGAAACAGTAACAGGTGTAGACGCTGATAATAACGTATTGACTGCAACTATTGATGATGCTGACGGATCTGTTGAAAAAGGATCTAAAGTTATCACAAATCAATATGAATTAAATCAAGCACAAAACCCATTCTTCTATGATGTATCACGTCTAGTAAGAAAACCTGGCACAACTCCTCCAACTAGACAGTTGATGGCAGTGTTTGACTACTTCATTCATGAAGCATCAGGAGATTATTTCTCTGGTCAATCATATACTGGTATAGAATTTTCAGATATTCCTTCACCTATACTTAAAGGATCTAGTCAAACTGTTAGAGATCAGATTGACTTTAGACCTGCAGTTGGTGAATTAGCAACAGGACAAGGTACAGTTGGTAGTCCTTTCGAGGTTACTTGTGCAACTCTTGACTTTGATGCAAGACAATTCTCTACTACTGGACAGGGTGCAGGTGCTGCAGCAGCAGCGACATTGTTTGATATTCCTAAGGCAGAAACAGAATTCCGTTGTGACTTTGATTACTACCTACCTAGGACAGATAAACTATTCCTAACTCACGATAACAAGTTACAGTTACTTAAAGGTAATTCTTCCGAAGATCCACAACCACCCGACAATATGCAAAATGCTATGTGTCTAGCGACATTGAAGCATAGAGCATATATGTTTGATCCTGAGCGTGACTCAACAATTAACCAAGAAATCATCAAGCGTTATACGATGAAAGACATTGGTGATATGGAGAAACGTCTCACCAACGTTGAATATTATACTGCATTATCTTTATTAGAAGTTAAAGCAGAAAATACCGCTTCTTATGACGAGAATGGTTTTGATAGATTAAAGAATGGTTTTGTTGTAGATGACTTTACTGATCATAAGATTGGTGATGTTAATAGTGCAGATTATAAATGCTCTCTAGATTTCAAAGAAGGAATCTTGAGACCTTCTCACTTCACACAGAATGTCCCTCTAAAAATTAACCAAACAAAATCAACTAATGTTACAACAACTCCTGCAAACATTTGCATGCTACCATATACAGATGTTGAAATCGTTAAGCAGCCCTATTGTTCGCGATCCGAGAACGTTAACCCATTTAACGTCTTTACTTTCATCGGGCGTATTGATCTTAATCCTACATCAGACGACTGGATCGAAACAAATAGACTTCCAGCTAGAGTAGAGAATGTAGAAGGAGATTTCTCATCAGTACAAAATGAATTAAATATTGATCCTAACACAGGTTTTGCACCTATCCAATGGGGTGGTTGGGAAACTAACTGGGTTGGAGAAAGTTTAATTTCTACAGATACCATCATTAACAGGACTGGTAGTCATAGTGGTGGAGGTACTTGGGTCGGCACAAGACATCAAGGTCTTGAATTTATTCACGAAAGACGCACATTTGCAGTCACAGAGAATCAGTCTAGACAAGGTATTAGGACAAGAATTGTACCTAAGATTGAAAGAAAATCTATGGGTGACACAATATTATCACAGACTGCTGTCCCATGGATCAGATCTAGAAACATTGCATTTGATGTTTATAGAATGAAACCAAGGACTAGAGTATATGCATTCTTTGATGGAGTTGATATTACAGCATACATTACACCTAAAGTAATTGAGTTAAACAAGACAGGTAGTAACAGTAATATCATTAACGAAGTTGTAACTGCACCAGGTGCTAATACATTTAACCAACCTTCTGACAGCACGATTGATAACAGTAACCAAATACCATTTGTGGTAGGTGAGACTGTTGTTGGTATTGAGAGTGGCGTGAAGATAAAAGTTGCTGCAGCAGATGACGCATATGTAACTACACCATATGGCACAGGTGCTGCAACATTACCTTCATCATATGCATCTAACACCAACATATTAAATATTGACGTCGATGAGATGGCGTCTACTGCCAACGGTGAATTCCAAGGTAACGTTAAAATTGGTGAATTGCTTGTAGGTCTAACCTCAGGTGCTGCTGCATATGTTAAAGACCGTCGTCTATTGACTGACAACGTTGGTAACTTTAAAGGCACTTTCTATATTCCATCTCCTAAAATTGACTCCAACCCACGTTGGTCAACAGGTACAAGGACTATTAGATTGACAACTAGTGCTTCAAATGAAAGGACACCTGGCACAGTTGACTCATCTGCTGACGTAGAATACAGAGCAACAGGTACATTGCAGACTGTTAGAGAAAACATTCTTGCAATTAGAAATGCTGAGATCGTCCGTGACACAGTTAGTGATGAAAGAGTATTAACAAACTCTACTAGGACTGAGACTAGACAGATTGGTTGGTATGACCCTCTTGCACAATCATTCATTGTGGATGAAGAAGGTGGTATTATGATTACCTCTGTTGATCTATTCTTTAGGACTAAGGACTCCAACATTCCTCTTTCCATGCAGATAAGGACTATGGAGAATGGTAATCCTACTAAAGATATCTTACCTCTATCTGATATTACAGTTAACGCTGCAGATGTTGAGATATCAGAAAGTGGATTGATTCCAACAAGATTTACATTTAGATCTCCTGTTTATATTAAACAGTCGGTTGAATATTGTTTCGTATTACTATCTGACTCTAACGAATATCAAGTCTGGATATCCAGAATGGGTGACGTAGAAAAATCAGGTAACAGGACAATATCTGAGCAACCATATGCAGGTGTGTTATTCAAATCACAAAACGCATCTACTTGGACTGCTGACCAATATGAGGATCTTAAGTTTACAATTTATAAAGCAGCATTCGATACTAACGTAACTGGCACAGTAACACTCGAAAACGTTGAGATGGGTGAGACCAATGGTGGTTATACTAGATTAGTAGATAACCCAGTAGTTACTATTCAACCAGAGCAAGTATTGACTCTACCATCAGGATCATTTGACTACACAGTTGGTGCTAGATTAACTCAGTCACCATCAGGTGCATCTGGCACAGTGTCAGCATTTGATTCAACAGCATCACCTAATACTATTACTATCAATGATATATCAGGTATATGGTCTGCAGGTTTCTTAGATGCAAGTAATAATGCATTCCAAGGAATCGTATCGTCTCAGGCGACCGCGATTTTCCAGTTGTCTACAGTGTCTAACGGTGACTTCTCACCTAGACCTAATCCTGCAACAGGTACTGCAACTACAACAAACGACATTATAACTGGATCTACATCCAATTCTACTGCAAGAGTTACAGCATACTATGCGACAGGTGATACTCTACCTGATAATAGTACCGCAACTAATCCTGTATTGTATGTAAACTATGTTGATAAAGACTTCGACCTTGCAGACACTCTCTCGGAGAATGGCGGGGTTGTCACTGCTACTATTACCTCTGTTGCCTATAGTGGAGACACAAGGAATAACTACCCTGTTTCGGCACCATCATATCAGGCGAAGGATCGTAAAGTCCTCGTGTATCACAAGAATCATTGTATGCACCAACGTACCAACAATGTTGACGTCAAAGGTATAATCTCAGAAATTCCACCAACAACATTGACTTCTTCGTTGGCAGCAGGTGCTACATCTATTAACGTAGAGAGTGCAATAGCATTCCATACACAAGTTAATGGACAAGCGATCGGTAACCTAAATCCTGGTTACTTAATGATCGGTAGTGAGATTATTCAATACTCTGCTATCGCTACAGATGGTAAAGTGGTTACAGTTGCAACGTCTGGTAGAGGATCTAACGGCACCGCTGACCAAGATCATCCTACTGGATCACCTGTAGTTTGTTATAACCTTGATGGTATTCCTCTTACAGAAATCAACAAGGTACATGATGGAATAGAAGATCCATGGATGGATCATTACTTATTGAATACTACATCCGTTGCTAACAACGGTATTAGAGGTGGTGGTTTCATGGCAATGGCATCTCAAAACTATCAATTTGAGACTCTACGTCCATCAGTTGCCAACTTAGTATTCCCAGAAACAAGTATTGTTTCTCGTGTAAATACTACTAGCAGCACCTCCGTTGGAGATGGCACGGCGGTTGTGGATCAAGCATCCTTCGTTAACAACGGTGCATATTATGACATCACACTAAATACAGAAAATTACTTCGCAACTCCTCAGATGATCTGCTCTAAGGTTAATGAGGATAATAAGTTGGGTGGTAATAAAAGTATATCTCTTGACTGCACATTAAATACTGAGAATCCTAACGTCTCACCATATGTGGATCTTGATAGGACATCTCTTATCACGATCAGTAATAGAATCAACTACTGGCCAGGTGGTCCTCAACCTCTTGGTATCAACAGTTTGATTGAATCTACTGCAAACGTATCCTTAGAGCCTAGTGGAGATCAAAACGACGCCGTTTATCTCACAAGAATAGCAAACCTTGCTCAACTTTCACGCACACTTAAGATTGATTTTGGTTGCTATCGCCCACAAGGGACTGAAACAAGAGTTTATATTAAGACTTTTGAATCAGGAAGTGAAGTTGATCCTGATACAATCAACTTTGTAGAGATACAACCTAAGGTTGCGATTCCTGCGTCGGACGTTTTTGAATTTAGAGATTATTCTTACGAAGCAACTGGACTTAATTTCAACGCTTTCCAAGTGAAGATTGTAATGAGGTCTAGAAATCAAGCATCTGTCCCTCAGATTATTGACTTTAGGTCTACAGCACTCGCTACTTAAAGTACCTAAACTTCGATCCCGAAAACCGACAAGCTTAGTCTACTTATTATTTTATTATTTGTCAAGCTATGGACTTTAGAAAACTCATTCCTGTTGATGGAAAAGAGGGTTGGTATCGTGATCCCCTGACAAATGCCATCGTAAACAACAATACATCAGAATACGAAAAATACATGAATGCCTATAACAAGCGGGCAAAACAGGAAGTCACAATAGAGACTTTACAAACTGAAGTTGATGAAGTAAAATCAGATCTAAAGGATATTAAAGGTCTACTCAAATCATTATTGGAGCTACAAAATGACAGCAACTAAAACTGAATCTCTTTCTAAGGAAGAGCTTCTTGATCAATTCAAGACTCGTTACGAAAAGTTGATTGGTGAAAACAAAGAATTGACTGACAAAATTCGTCAAAACGAGCAGACAGCACTTAAACTATTAGGTGCAATCGAAACATTAGAATATCTATCACCTGAGAAACTAGCTGCAACAACAGAGGTCACTGAGGACATAAATAGTCCAGAATAACATAGTGTGCAGTTGCAAGGATCCTTTAAGCAATGGCAAATAGACTACAACTAAGACGTGATGGTGCTCAGCAGTGGGCAAACATTAACCCGATACTTGCTCAGGGTGAGTTAGGTATCGAGATTGACACGTCTAGAATAAAAATTGGTGACGGTGTTACTCCGTGGAATAGTTTACGCTATGAGCGTCCACTAGAAACGGAATCTAATACTGCGAACACTCTTGTTAAGAGGGATGCTGACGGTAACTTTGAGGCAGGTGCAATCACTGGATCTCTGGTAGGTAACTCAGCAACAGCAACTAGATTAGCAAACGCAAGACAGATCACTCTTGGTGGTGACATGTCTGGTAGTGGTACTTTTGATGGATCTGCAAACTTAACCATTACTGCTGAGTTGAATTATCAACCAGGCTTACCTCATTATGATGCTAATGATTTAGATGCTACAGGGACATATACACAGTTAACACTAGACTCTCGTGGTCGTGTTACTGCTGCTACTAACCCAACAACTTTATCAGAATATGGTATTGCTGACGCTCAGGCAGCGGACACAGATTTACAATCTATAGCAGACATGACATCCTTTGGTTTGATGTCACGTCAAGCAGAAGGTACAATTACAACTAGGACACTAACAGGTGGATCTGGTCGTTTAGTAATTAATAATGGTAACGGTCAAAGTAATAACCCATTTATTGACCTTGCTGATACCACAGTTGTCGTTGGTTACTACAACCCTACAGGTAACTTAGACACTCCACTAGTATCGGTAAATTTACCCGACGACGAAACTGTAAACACAACAGAATTTACAGTAGATAGATATGGTCGTTTAACACAAGCATTAACCATTCCGATCGCTACCGCTACACAAGGTAGTGAGGTGAGTGCATTCGACAACGCAACAACTTACGCTCGCTATGCAAAAGTCAAAAATGCAAGTAATCGCTTGTATGAGGCTATCGCTGCTATCAGTTCTGGAGGCGGTGAGCCTACACACACGGACACCTCCGACACAGGGTCTTGGCGTTATTTGGGAACTGCTGTAACCCCACAAAAGGGTTTAGCATCTTTCAATCAAGAGGATTTTGATGTAACAGCATGGAATCCTGCAAGTGGATATGAAGGTGGTTTTGTAACCATCGCTGAGAATGGAGTAGATAATCTACAACTACAAAATAATAGAATCTCTTTTGCTGATGGTAATACAAAAGAGGATTTTGAATTAGATCAGGAGTTAACATCAACTACTGGTTATAGAGGATTTAATTATCTTAATTATACGAAGGTAAACGATACAACTGGTAACCTACTCTTTGGTGTTAATAATACTGGTGATGGTAGTGGTGGGACTCAACAGTTAATCACTAACATAGCAGTTACAGTTGGTGTAGATAATGTTGGTGGACAGTCCACAGGTGTATTTTACTTAGATGCTGTAGAGAAACCTAGCATTGGTCTTAAGAAAGGAGTAACTTACGTCTTCGACCAATCTGATAATAGCAACGAAGTATACGGTGGAATGAATCATCCACTGATGTTTAGCACAGGATCTGATGGTGACCATAATGGTAATGGTCATTACATGATGGGTGTTACCTATAAGTTAGATGGTGCTGTCGTTACTATGGCAGGGTATGTAAGTGGTTTTGATGCTGCTACAACTCGTGTCGCAGAAATTTTAGTGCAGACTGATGCACCTGCAAGTTTATACTATTGGTGTCATCATCACACAGGACAAGGTAATAGTTTAACTATCACTGATGGTGGTGCAGGAGAAGTTGATATTAATGTAAGGACTTACTTCTCTGATCCAGATATTACTTTAGATGGTGCAATCGACCAGACTCTAGACAAGACTGGTAATGGTAATCTTACTTTCCAACATACACAAAATACAACAGAAGATCGCACTCTATTAATTAATGCGACAAATGCAGGTAGTGGTAATGCTCTTATCAATATCACTTCTGAAAATGATATTACTATCAATGCCACAAACGTTGCCAATAGAGTCAACGTAGAGGACTTCCATTTCCAAGACAACGTTATTTCAACTACCAACTCTACGTTGATAATTGATCCTAATGACGATGATGGTGCTACTGGTCTTGTTAGAGTCCGTGGAGATCTCCAAGTAGATGGCACAACTACAACTGTAAACTCAACTACAATAACAGTCCAAGATCCTATCATCACTCTAGGTGGTGAAGATACTCTTGTATCAGATGATAACTTAGACCGTGGTGTAGAATTTAGATATTATGATACACAAGAAAGATTCGGATTCTTCGGGTGGGACGAAGATTATGCAGACAGCAATATATGGTCTGGCACTGGCGGGTATCGCTTCCTCTACAATGCGACCAACTCTTCTGAAACATTTACTGGGACTGACGCTGCTATCATTGGTGGTAACCTCAGATTAACAACTAATACAGGATCTACTTGGAAGACACCTACAACAGGTACACTAGTTGTAACTGGTGGTGCAGGTATTTCTGAAAATCTTAACGTCGGTGGCACAACCCACTTGAATGGTAACGTTGAGATTGATGGCACTGTTGACATAGATGCAAACTTCGCTGTTAGAAATGGCACTACTGATAAGGTTACTATCGAAAGTGCTACAGGTAACACAGTTATTGAAGGTACAGTTGATATTCAGTTACAAACAACTATAACTGATGGTCTTCTTTTACAAGCAGATAATAAAAAATTCGAGATTAAAACTGCAGGTGGCACTAGTGTATTTGATATTGATACAGATAATGGTAATACACATACAGATGGCACATTAGATGTAGATAGTGGAGTAACATTTAATAGCACTCTTGATGTAGATTCTGCTGTTACATTTAATTCAACATTAGATGTTGATAATGATTCAGTATTCCATGATGATATTACACTTGATACCACTGGTAAGAATTTCAAGATTACAAACGGCACTGATGATAAATTTACCGTCCTTTCTACAAATGGTAATACAGATATCAGAGGCACACTTACTGTAGGATCAGCAGTAGTATTAGAAAATACTTTCCAAGTAGATGGCAACGCTACTATTGGTAATCAATCTAGTGATACATTAACAGTTAACTCAGACACTACCCTTACAGATAACCTTACAGTTAATCAAGCGGTAGATTTTGATTCAACTCTTAATGTAGATCAGGCAGTAGATTTTAATTCTACTTTAACTGTAGATGGCACAACCACAGTCTACGATTCTATAATCTTACAGTCTGATAACGAAGTCTTTAATATCAACAATGCTTCTGGTCAGATACAGTTTGCAGTTGATAGTGATAATGGTAATACAATAATTGGTCGTGTTGGACAAGGCACAGGTACTTTGACAGTCCACGGTGACGCAACCTTTAATGACAATACACAGTTTACTGACAACGTAACTATCGGTAATGCAAACACCGATACTCTTACAGTCAATAGCAACACAAC